CGCCAATTGTGCTAATACCAGTAACCAGGTCGCCTTTTAGTATGGCTGCTACGCCGCCAATAATAGTAGCAAAACCAAAAAAGGTAGTTTTCCAGTTTTTAAGTAGCTTTTTCATAATGACGTTGTTTTAAATTTTTGTATAATAACGTCCAGCTTAGTTTCTAAGCGGATAAGACGCTCTGCGTGGTCGTCGTGCTTTGCCTGCTTTTCCTCTAGCGCTTTTACGCGCTGATTAAGTACGGCCCAGCTAGCGCCAGCGCCAAAAACGCTACTAATTACTATCGTTATTATTTGTGGATCCACTTTCCTGCTGTTTTTTAGTTTCCTCTGCGATTTGCAAGTTAGTTTCGCGCAGCTTTGCTTGCAGCCATTCAATGTTAGCTAGTAAGTCGTAGGCTGCTGCTTTTAGTGTTTGTAGTTTGTCCATTTTTTTAAGGTATTAAGGTTAAATTTAACTCTGTGCAAATATACTGATAAGCAGCTAAATTAACGTCGCTTGTAGATCCCCATACGTCGTATGCTTCGCCGCTAATTGTAGTATTACCCTGCGTTAAACTTTGCTTTGTTTCGTTACCCTCGATGTCAGTAGTTACTTTACTGATATTCCAGTAAAACTGCGCATAGTCCGAAAGATTGTCGTTTACTATACTAGCGTCAATATAGTTGCCAGTTTCGCTTTGTCCGTTTTGCCAGATCTGTACTGGCTGAATTGAATATCCCATTATTATTATTTTTATAGTTCGTAATACGGTATTAAATAAGGATCACCACTAATTTCTACTACCATATATCCAGCTAATGCGCCTGCGCTGCCTGCTGTTGATATATTTTGAAAATTAACATTAGGTGCAGTAATTGCTACTCTTTGCTGACTATCATTTATGTTTATTTTAGTTCCGTTTCCTGTGCCTGCTATATCCCCTATATTAACATTACCATTAACCTGCAATTTTTGGCCGCCGTCTGTCGTTGTGCCTACAAGTAGATTTCCCCCACTTGCTATTCTCATTCTCTCGGTATTGTTGGTGGCAAATACCATTGGTTGATTTTCATAATGATAAATATACGCAATTTGGTCACTACCTATTCCTACAAACAAACCATCTACTCCCGAAGTTCCAGTAATAGCATCTTGATAAAGATGGTTTGCACCAGCAGAACCTCTTACCCTTACTTGTGGTTGTCCTGTTTGATATATATCTAATATAGAAAGAGGACTCGAAGTTCCGATGCCTAATCTTCCCGAAGCATCCAAGGTCATAGCTTGTGTAAAGGTTATGGCATTACCTGCTGTGCCTGAAGCAGCGGTATGCCAAGAATGATTTCCGTTATTAGGATTTAAATCATATTTTAAAGCATAAGCACTTGCTAAGTATGTATATGAATTATTGCTACTTTCATAAGCATTATTCATTACGTTTGTTCCGCCATTAGCTTGTGAGCTAATTGCAGCAATAAGTATTTGTAATGCTTTTGTATTAACCCCCCACGCAGAAGGGGTTACTGAAAGTCCTAAATTACCAGAGGCATCTAAACGCATTCTTTCTGTGTTATTTGTCAAAAACAACAAAGAATTATTAGTAACTACATTTATTGCTGGGTCTACTCCTGCATAATTAGAACGAATTGTAATAACTTTTGTTCCTGCTCCATCTTCATTTACTCTTATACCCGATGAACCTACTACATCCAACTTAGCTGATGGACTTGAAGTGCCTATTCCCATTGATCCAGTAATATCAGCAGTTCCAGTAACTTGTAATTTATTGCCGTTATTAGTCGTACTACCCAGCAGCATATTTGCCGCAAAGTAGTTTAAATCACTTGCGCCTTCTTGATATACTCCCCACCTATTAGTATAAGTAACCGTTCCAGTATTAGGTGTTTGATCATTTAATAGTAGCGCGTAGTTATTAGTAACGTTTATGGCGCTACCTGTGTTATCGGGAAACAAGGCGCGCAGTCCTGCCAGGTGCGTTACCGTTCCTGTTGCTGATCCGTTAAAGGCCCAGCCAGCTGTAACGTTTGAATAAGCGCGTATTTGCGCTCCCTGGTTATGAGTAAGCGTACCAGCACCAGTAAAACCAATGCTGTTGTAAGCGTCTAAGCCACTACGCGCACCACTGGGGATAGTAGCACTACCAGCCAGCGTCAGATCCAGGCTTGCACCTAGCGCAGTAATTGAATTAGGACTACTAAAAGATCCACCAGCTGCAACACTTAAATTATAGTCCAAATAATTGGCCCTAGCAAGGCCAGTCGTATAAGTTTGAACTGCCTGCCAGGTTGTTTTATTTGTTGCAGCGTCTATTTGTACTGCATTATTTGATAATGCAGTGTTATGTATTTGAAAAAAGTTTGCGCCTGCGTTATACTGATCCCCCAAACGCCAAACATTTGTTCCAGTTCTTTGAAAAGCCAGGTAACTATTTCCAGTAGCGCTAGTAGTGTTAAAATGCGCCATTATTCCAGTACTATGAACGTCAAGCGCTACGCCAGGCGTAGCTGTTCCTATTCCTAACCTGGTATTAGTGTTATCCCAAAATAAATTCGCGCTTGATCCTATTGCCTGGCTGCTTGTAAAATAAGCCACCTGCGTAGCTGTACCAGTTCCAGTAATTGTACTAGATCCTGGGCCGCCGATTAGATCCCACGTTGTGCCGTTATCTCTATAAATCTCAAAAGTATCTATTGAAACGAACAGCCTACCAGTTTGGCCCGCCGCTGGACGATTAGCAAACGTATTGCTATTAATCGCAGGACTGCCTAGCTGGTTTAATATGTTAAAATCTACAAACATTAAACGTATCTTTTAAGGATAACAGTTAGCTGGTTTACTCCTGCGCCACTAAAATTAAACGAATAAACTTTTACATTTATCTCGTTTTCGTTTCCTGTTATATTCCAGGACTGATTCGGCGTAAGTAAAAACCCGTCCACTGTTACGTTAGTCGTACCTTGATTCACAAAAATTATGCTATTCGCGTTAGTGTCTGTTTGACTGCTTTGCGAAAAAATTTTTGTTTCTGTAATATATTTTTTACAAATCATTTGCACTGGCTTTTATCTTTTGCGTATTGATCCGCAAAAGTAGTTTCGTCGGGTATAAAGGTCGTGTTATCTACTGCGTCTGCAACTAATCTTTTCGCCATTCCAGCTGCCATTTGAACGCTACCTTGATCAGTACCGTTCATTTTCTTTTTGGAAAAAAGCCATATAAAATAAGCTGCCGCCGCTATGTAAAGTAAGTTCTTATTCATTTTTTTATTTTAAACTAAAACTTGATCATCATTAAAGCCGATACGAATAGGGCCGATACCCTGTGAAAGCGACTTCGTTACTGCTTTTGCTTGCTTTCTTGTAGCTGTTCCACTTTTTACAGCGCGTTTCACTGCTGTTTGCCTTGCTTTTTTACCAGCTCTTTGCTGATCACTTTTCTTTGCAAATAAGTTGCTTATTAGTTTAGTTCCAGCGTCAATCAGGCTGGACTTAACTTGTGCGCCTCTTGTGTCTGCTTCAAATTCTTCAGCAGTTTGGCGTATTGGCATATCTGCTGTTACTGTTACTCCTGGTCGTCTGCGAAAAGCCATAAAGGCGTAAGCTGCGCCAGCAATCAATAAGATCGGTAATAAGTTTCCTTTTTTCATCTGTTTGGTAATTTATTTGTTAGCGCTATCAATTGTTTTAGCTGGTTGTCAGAAAGTCCGTCCCAGGGTAATATGCCGCCGCCATTGGTTAAAAAAGTAAGCAAGTCCTCTTTATAGATCTGCGAAAAAACATCAGCTAAAAATGATATAGCCGCTTTGCTAGGCATACGACTAAATACAGCAACAATAGCGTTAAAATCGTCCTGGAATATCCCAAAGGCGCTATGAATCTGCCTAGCGTACCTTTCTGCGTCTGCGCGTCTAATAAGTGAGCCGCCACTACGTTTGTAGTAACTAGGTTTAAAATAGCTGTTAGGATCAGTAATTAACTGACTAGCCGCCTGTGTGCCTTGTCCTGCTGCAATACCAGCCGCAATAAGTATTCTTTTAACAGCTGTAAAAGCAAGCAAGCCGCCGCCTATTAGCAGAACGTCTGTTGTTGATATTTTTATCCTGTTTGCCATTATTTTCGCAGCATTGATAGCAGCATTGTTATTTGACTTTGCGGCATAGCAGCTAACTTAACCAGGTCGTCAGGTGTTACCCCTTTACTAAATAAAGTTTGTAAAATTTGTTCCATATCTTGTTCAGTATGTGTACCACTAACTGCCTGCACTCTAGGTCGCATTAACCCACCTGCCATACCTGCTAGCGCATTTATTAGCATTTCCTGTACGCGTGGCTGTTGCAGCATACCTGCTAGTATTGATCCTGGCGTAACTGGCGTTTCTTCTTCTTCTTCTTCTTCTTCTTCTTCAATCTCTGCTAGCCTTTCTGCCCTCATTGCGCGGATTTCGTTTAAGATCTCGTTATTTATTTGCGCCTGTTGATTGCTTACGCCATAGCCTGCCACCATTCCTAGCGGCGCGTCATTAACGGTAAACACTTTGTTAATCGCAGGCGTCGCTTTTTCTTTATCCTTTTCGTTGAATAAGCCTAGCACAAAATTGTTATAGTCATCATTAGCAATTAACGCCAGTTCACTTTGTAGCTTTTCGTAACCTTCATCTTTACTTTTACCGTCATAGGCTCCAGTAATGTTTTTAGGCATAACAGAAAAACGATACAACTTGAAAGCCGCTTGCGGCTGATCATTATACCAATTTAGCACAGCGCTTGCGCTGCGTAGTTGTGCAGTTGCTGCCATAACTTAAATGTAATAAACGCCAAAGCAAAAGCTAAAATTGGTAGTATTAGCAGGTGCGTTAGCAATTTGAATATAGGACTTATCCCAAGTTATTTTCTGACCTTGAAACTCAAATAATGCACGTACAAAAGGCGCGCTGGCTCCTGTTGTTGCTTGTGTGCGCATTAAACTGATCAAAGGTATTCTGTAAAGATCTTGGCGTTCATTTGAATATAACACTAGATAGCTTTTTTCCATAATTGCAGCGGTTGGGGTGTCCACGTTATTAGGACTTTTTTCCAGCGTATCAATTGCCCAACTTTCCATTGCTAGTAAGCTAGTGTATCGTAGTTTAGGCAAGTCGGGAAAAGACCATTGCGTTTGGGTTTGTCCAGTACTTGCTACTCCAGGGACTAACAATTCCACTAGTTCGTATTTAGCGGCTTTAAATGCCATTTTGATAAAATTTACTTTTTTTAAAAAATAGGGCCAGCCATTTGACTGGCCCTTTGTTTTTTTACCTAGTTATTAACGTACACTAGTAATGTTCTGCCCTAAATGTCCGCGTAGGATAAGTACAGCGCGGCTGTTAGTTTCAACAGCTGCCATAGCTTGTGGTAATTGTACTTGTAAGCTGTTCTGCTTAGATCCAACAAGTACCCAGGCTGGCTCTACTGGATAGAAAGCTGAATCGGCTCCGCTTTGCTGATCTAGGAAAGTAGCTGTGTTAGCTGAATAATAAGGAGCAGTAACTTGCTGCTGCATAGGTACAGAATAATGACGGTACAAATCGTAAGCAGGCACAATTTGACGGTTATTAACAGTCAAAGTAAGGCTGCTGTTATACCAATTTAAAAGGCTGCTAGCTGTGTTTGCCGCTGTAAAATTCTGTGAGTTAGGGTAAGTAAACAGCTGAAAGTTTGTAGCTGTTGTACTTGAAGGTTTACAGAAAAATAAACCAATCGAGCTACAAACGAACGCATCCTGTAAATTGAGACGCTGTTCAGTGTTAAAGCTCTGTGTATTGCTGCTACTCACATCATTTGTAAGTACAGGAAACTGGTAGCTTGTAATTGTAGTACTTAAAGCTACTTCAAGGCGCAAGTAGGACTGTGAAAGTACTGCTTGATCTAGCGAAAAACCTGCTGCGTTTATCGCTTGTTTTGCCTTTTCAAAGGCTAGGCGGGTGCCAACTGTTGATGCCATTTTGTTTTTGCCCTGTTCGTTCGCCCAGGGCTGGGCTTTTAGTTTTTAAAATAAAGGTGAATACAGGTAATTCAATTAACAATCGTCCTCGTCATATCCTGCCAGCACAGAAAGGTCATCCCCAGCTAGTACTTGATCATCACCAGCAATAACGCTGATGTTGTCGGGTACTTCGCCCACTGTTACAGGGAAAGTCATAGTGTCGTCCATTTGACCTAATGCTGGTACTAATTGACCTACTAGACCTGCGCCACCTGCTGCAATCATACCGTTACCAATTGCCTTACCCATATCACCTTTTAGGATCATTGGAAAAGCTAGTCCGATACCTACAACAGCTGCATTTTTAATACGTTCATCCCCTACTGGGATAAAACCTGCAACTTTTTTACCAATAACTGCTCCTGCGATTATACCCAGTGCAGATGCAATGTTGGCTCTTTTGCCAATTGCTCCCATACGACGGCGACTTGTGCGTCTTTTGGTGCTTTTTCTACGTCTTGCCATTTTGTTTTTTTATGTTTGTTTATTACGTCCTAATTACCAAAGTAGCTGATCAGCAAAGTAGCCTGGCGTTCCTTTCACTTTTCTGTCTCTCGCGTGCCTGGCTTTGTAAAGTTTTCGGCGCTGATCTGCTACTGTCTTACCAAATAACTTTTTGTAGGTTGGATAATCTAAATAACCCCTAGCACCTACACTTGTTACAAATTTTCCACTTTTATCAAAAACATCAATTTTTTTATCTGCCTTACTACTGGGCCTAACTTTTACATTTAACTTTTTTGCCTGGGCCAGCGTATATGGCAGAATTTTATACATTATTTTTTTACGAATAAATCATTTTTTGTAAATCTCAAAGGGACTAATGCAGTGCCATTGTCAGTATTTCTCATTAAATACACAATTCTTTCACTAGGACTTACATATCTGTCTTTTGGTAATTTATCAAAATACTCCATTCTTTGTATGTTATCAATTTTGTATTTAATAAAGTATTTTGATTTATGTGGAGTGCCAGTAATTTTTGATAATCCACTCATTACGCGGATATTTACGTTATGGCTTTTAGTATCTGTGTGCATTTCTGTATCCTTACTTTTTTTAGCCTTAACTCTTGTAGCTGCTTTTTTCTTTACTGCACCTACTTTGCTTTTTCCAGCTTTACTATAACTTATAGCAAATGCCTGCTTTACAGCCTGGGCCTGGGTTAGCTTAGGGTTTTTTTTGCGCAGCTTTTTAGCCTCTGCAACTACTGCCTTAAATTTTGCGCGTGCTGCGCGTTGCTTTGCAGTCATTTTATTTTTTTCTAGTTACTAAATATAGAACAGCTGCGCCGCCTATAATTAGGGGTAAAAAATTAGGTTTTCTAGTTTCGGATTGTTTTTCAAATGTTGGTGTACTTGTTACGTCCATAGTTGGCGTAGTTTCCTCAAAAACTTGATCCGCAGTATCTATATTTTCGGCCTGTTCTGCTGCTTTTGGCTCCAGTGCCTTTTTTGCTAATTCCTGCGACATAGAATTAATTGCGCTTTTGCCAATATCCACTAAGTCCGCAGGATCAATGCCAATTTCTCTAAAAAAATTACCTACCCTAACAAGTAACGGCGCTGCCGCTGTTGCTGTTGCTGCCGCTGGTGCTACTCCTATTATATCGTCGCCGAAAATTCTTTTTTTAGTTGATCCTTTTTCCCAGGCTTTTTTCAGTGCGTTAATTTGACCGCCTGCGCCTTCCCAAAAGTTTTGCAGCTTGCTAGGTGCTTTTTGCCAGGCTGCTGCTAGCTTTGTTGCCAGTGCGCCAAAGTTTATATAAACTAGCGCTAAAAATGCGTTGCGAACAGGCGAAGCAGCTACTTTTAGTACAGCTTTAGTTCCTTTTTTTAATACCTGCCCAGCTGTTCGGCCTGCAGCCTGGCGAGCAGCTTTTACGTTTGTTACAGCTGCTTTTTTCGCCGCTTTAGTCGGCGCCGCTTTTTTGGCTGCTTTAGCAGCTTTTAACGCTGCCTTTTGTTGCGCTGTTGCGCCCATTCCGCTTATTGAATATAGTGCCATTTTTCTATCTGTTGCGTATTTATACGGTTTTTTATAGTCGTATTGTCCTACTACTGGATCAAGCCAAATTTCATTCTTTCCTGGGTTTATCACTACAAAAACGTGCTGCGGTTGCTTGTCATAATCTCTATAACTAGCAAAACGATAAGCAAAAGGTATTCCCAGGCTTTGTAATACCCCACCAGCAAATAAACTATAATGCTTGCAATCACCGTAACCAGTTGCAAGGATAGCAGCAGGACTTTTTACAGTTTGCTTACTCCCTGGCTCAATCACATAGCGAACATTATTTTTTAAAAAATTAAAAATTTTTCTGCCTACTTCTCTACTTGTTCCAGCATTAAAAAAAGAACTAATTCTGCTATATTCCTGTGCGTGTCTATTGTGCGCATTACATATAGCGTCTATTATATCACCTGTATTTTGATCCTGGACTAGCATTTCGTTTTTGTTTTGAAACGGTGCTAGTCGGCCCATTAATACACTTGCATTCACAGGCTCCTAGTTTCAGTTATTGGAACTACTATGCCGTCCACGTTTGCTGATCCTCTAAAAGTAGCGCTGACCTGGCCAGCTGCCGCAGTTAATAACTCACGAACACTTTCAAAAACTCCTAACGCGCTAGGACGCGCCACAAGGCGCAGCGTACTTTCGCTATTAGGTGCGACTGTCTGATCACCAAATGCCGATACATTAGCCAGGAATCTATCATTAACGCTAATTGATCCAGTTATGCTTTTTATTTTGATCGTTGTGTTAGTTGGGTTTTGGACTGCCAATTCTACGTTTATAGTAGGTTGCAGCAAGCTGCCGCCTGGCCGAAGGCTGCGAAGCTGAAAAATAGCTTTTTGACCGAATCTAAATCTTGAAAGTAAAAACAGTGCAGCTGCGCCGCCTATTAAATAAAATAAGTTTCTCATTCGCCTGTCGGCGCGGCTTTTAAGTCCTATGTCGTTTGTCGTAATGAAAGTAAAAAAACTTTTTTTCCTGGCAAAACTTTTATGCAACTAATTTTTTAACCTTCGTAAAATATTAACTTTTTGACCTGTCTGTGCAAGCCTTTGTGAGGCCTTGCGCAGAGCAGGTCAAAGATAGTAAAAATAATTGATATTTTAGTGAATTTTACGAGATTTTTTTATCCACATATTACCTGTATTCACCTTCATTTACTAAAAATCGTTGCACAATACAGCGCAAAAAAAGGCCCCTAGTAGAAACCAGGGGCCGCATTGTGAATATAACCAACTCTGCTTATGTATCTGCTAATTTACAGCTTTTTTTCAAAATCGCGTATAAGCCACGTCCTGCGCTCAAATTTCGCGCTTTCTTTGTCGTACCAGTTAATATACCAGGCGCCTAGATCCTGGCAAAATTTGCCAAATTTTAGGACGTTAGATATATTTCGGTACTTTCTAGGCCGCTTTGTTCCTGGCTTAAAAAAAACTATTGCTGTTTTTAGATCCTTTGCCATTTTTTACTATTTTCGTATTGAATACAGGTGATCGCGGTTAGTCCGTTGGTCGTTTGTCCGCGCCAGTTGAGCCTAGCTCCTGGCGCTTTTTTTTAAAATGGTAGATCGTCAATCATTACGCTATCAATATTACCACTGCCCATTTCTAGCCTACTTTGTTCTGCTGGTATTGCAGTTTGCGGCTGTTCTATTATTTCAGTAAATAAAATGCGCAAGTAATTAGATCCAGTTTTGCTTTTGTTAATCCAGCCAGCAATACGGAATTTTTTTTCGTTGACCGTTGCTGTTCCCGAATAATCGGGCGCCTGTGCAGTTTCTTTTTTCGCATTGCGAAAAATCGTGCCGCTGTTGTTTTTCTGTTCCATAGTTATTAGCGTTCAGTTTCCTCTGTTCCCAGGTTAAGATTTTTTTCCCTTTTTAGGTAGTGTAAAAGTTTCCTGTTCTATGTAAGGTACTTGCTGCCATAGTCCGTTAAAATTCATTAGTGCAATTGGATCAAAGTCATCCGAACTGCGTAAGTATTTCGGCCTTAAAATAAACTGCTGATTTTCTTTATTTCGTTCCACTATCAAAGTACTCTGCGCCCAGCGGTCCGTATTAGATCCCAGGTGTCCTAGCGTTTCGCCCTGGCCTTTACCCAGGTGCAGTACCCCAATTAGTAAAACATTATACTGTTTTGTGATTCTTTTAAACCAATTAGTAAGTAACCTGGTTTCCCTTTCATCATTGTAATTTAGACAAAGATCAAGCAGTCCGTCAATAATTAAAACGCTGCAATCTGCGTGCTGTTGCAAATAGGCTTCAACTAGCTTACGAATTTTTGCTGGCATATCTTCCCTAGTGCTAAAAGCGTCAAAAAAATCGGGCAAAGTATTTTTATCAGCAAAACCTTTTATTTTATCCATTTGCCTGTAAAAGTCAAAGGCGCTATGCTCCGTATCAAAATAAGCTAGGCGCTGCCTATCTGCTGGCAGTGCTATTTTTAGGCCAAAAACAGCCTGGTAATGCGGAACTAACGCACTAGCAGCAATCGCACCAACATAGGTACTTTTAGAAGCTTTTGGCAAGCCGCTGACCACTACATAATTTTGCAGCGTTCCCACAATTTTACTATTAATAGAAAAAATGACTTGCTCTTGACTAGGCCGTTTTGTAGGATCATAGCGCCTGGTATTAAGCAAGTCATTTAGTACTAAGTCGTTTGTCATTTATTTTTAAAAATTCCAATAACTAGATAGCCATAGCATAAAAAGTAAGATAATTAATAACCAAAATTTTGGGTTATTCAATAATTGATAAGACATCTTTTTCATTTTCGTTGGTGTTAAGTTTTTCAATTAAATCTTTTGCTGTGTTAATAGCGGCCTGTACTGCTGTAACTGGCTCCCCTTTGTCGGATAGCTTTTTTGTTGTGGCTAGTTCCAGGTAAAAAGGTAGCAGCTGGATAGTAAAGTACTCTAGCTTACTTATTCCAGGGATAGGCGCAATAATGCGGCCTAAATGATCCTGTGCTACTTGTGGCGGAAACGCAGGAGCATTGAAATTTTGGTTTTGCATAGTTGGATAAATTTTATAGATCTGTAAATAAAAAAAACTGTTTCAACTGCTATCATTACTAGCAGCATAATGGGGAAACAAAATAGCCAGGTATAACTCCAGCTAATAACGCGATCAAATTTGCTCATAATTGCCCTGGTTAGCGTTAATCAACTGGCGCTGGTAAAAATCAATAGAATCGTCAATAAGAGTGCGCAGTTCCATTTCCAGGTTAAAGGGAATCAGCCGCTGTTCAATTAGGACACGACTTTCGCAATTAAAAGTTAGCTGAATTGATATGCGCTTTGTGTCTTTTAGATTAGATCCTAAAAATTGTAGCGCTTTGATTTTGTCTTGCAGCATAGTTTTATACGCTGCCAGGTCGTTTGGTGTTGTCATACGGTTAGAATTTAAATGAATGTAGATCGTTTGTCAGTACAAATCTATAATACTTTATTTCATATAAAAAAAAAAAATCTAGCTGTTAGTGGCTAGATTAAATAAAATGCTATAAATTAGCAACTTATGATAAATATAACTCAGCTTCTAGTTTTCGCCTATTTGTTAGTCCTGGGACTTCTACTCCTTTTACTTTGTTCCAGCGTATAAACTGCGCTGCAATTTCGTTTTTATCTGCTCCGCTATTAATTAATCTTAGTAGTGTGGATCTGCTAAAAGCGCCTATGCCAATGTTATAGGTTAAGCTAGTCAATGCAGCTAATTGATTAGCTGACTGGGGTACTTTTATTTTTGCTTTTACCTGTGTTTGTGTTGCAGCTGTTTGCATTTTTAACCAGGTAAGCGCTGTGTCTTTTGTAATTGTGTCGCCTTGTTTTATTGGAATACCTGTAACTGGGTTTATAGTAGTACCGTAACCAATAGTCCATACGCCGCCGCTGTCTTTATAGGCGCGTAGCCGTAAGCCTTCAAATTTTGCTATTAGTTTTGCTGCGCTCACTTTTGATCCTATTAATACCAGGGCCAGCACAAATAGTGCAACAATGTACGTCCTGGTCCTTTTCATTACAGATCTGTTTTATCAAAGTCCTTAGCTGCGGTAAGGCCCAGGCCTGCGCCAATTGTGCTAATACCAGTAACCAGGTCGCCTTTTAGTATGGCTGCTACGCCGCCAATAATAGTAGCAAAACCAAAAAAGGTAGTTTTCCAGTTTTTAAGTAGCTTTTTCATAATGACGT